CATATATTCCAATACAATGTTTACAATTCATATTATAATAAATAATAAAATAATTATTATAATATTATTTTTAATTTTTACAAATTAATTTTTTTTCATCTGTTTTATAAGAATTCCTATTATAAAATAATTCACAATCAATCGCAGTTTCTTTTAATACTTGTTCAAATTCTTCAATTAATTTATTTTTCTTTTTAGCTAAACTCCATATATATTGATCAATCGTTTTTTCTCCTGGATAAGTAGCTAAATATAAATAAATTTTTACAATTCTTTTAGATTTAGGTACATCTTTATGTGAACAAAATCTTACAGCGCGTCCCATAATTTGTAACATTCTTGACATATTCCAATAAGGTTCTATCATATGCACTTGTTGAACTCTAAGTAAACTAACACCTTCTTTTATTGATGGACTACCCAACATTATTTTAATTTTGGTTCCATTTTCATTTGATTTTTGATTAAATATATATTTAATTTCATCTTTAATCTTTTGTGATTCATCACCCGACCAAATTGAAAACCGTTTTTTCCCTTCCCCATATTTTAAATAATTTTTCCAACCATGATATTCTAAAAAAGTTACAAAACAACGGATTCCCCCTAATTCTTTAAAATTAGAATAAACAAATACAGGACCATCTGCTTCACCTATTTTCTTCATAATTTTTAAAAATTTAATAGAATAATCGCCTATATTTTGCATTTGTAAATAATCACCTTTAAATGAACTAAAACCAACTTCACCGATAGATTTATTTGGAAAAGCAATATTTGATATCATACGAGGGCCAAGGAAAAAATTTTGTGGAAGTTTTAAAATATCAACATTTTTAAATGATCCTCTAATAAAATTATCTTCAGTACTCAAAGTAGTTAAATAACTTTTATATTGAAAATCACTCATATTACATTTAACAACTTTAAATTCAGATTTTGGATAAGCTTGAGGTGGTGCACCACGATAATATGATATTAAATTAGAAATTTGCAATCTGAATTTTTTTGTGTTTGTTATTGAATAACTAATACCTTTAGATTTTTTCATATAATCTTGATTAAATTTAGTGATTGGTAATAAATCAGAAGATTTAAGTAAATTTAATGTTAATGCTATTTCAACTGGTTGATCAAACATTGGAGTTGCACTTAATAATATTAATTTTAAATTATTATCAGAATTATCAATCACTTGTTTTAAAGCTTTATAAAAACTACCATTTAATGAAATCATATTTTGAACTTCATCTATTATTAATAATGTATTATTTAATTTTATTATTTTATGGTCATTTATAAGAGCAACAAATTTATGATAAGAATAAATTGTATAATATTTTTCAATTCTTTCATTTGATTTATCAATTATTTTTTTATATAAATTATCATCAGGTTTTAATTTTTTTATCTTTGTTCTTTCATCATGTGTAATATATTCATTACCAGGACATTCTGATCTTAATTCTGTTAAAAAATTTCCCATTAATGCAGCAGGAAGAACAACAACAATATTCATTCTCTTTTTAAATTCTTCAGCAATTGCAATTGCTGTGCAAGTTTTACCAGCACCTATTTGATGAAATAATAATATTCCATGTATATTATCATGAACGTTCCAGGGTGCATATTCACTAATTAAAAGATTAGATAAGAATTCTTGTTGAGGTTGTAATTTAAATTTTTTTGGTAAACAAAAATCTTCCATTTTTTCAGTAGTCATTGGAATTTTATATTTTTTAAATTCTTTATTAATATCTGACATATTATTTCTAATTAGAAAAAAAATATCTAATTATTATTATATGTCACATCGTAAACATTCAAGAAGTAATCGTTTAGGATCTATGTTTATTCCTCAATATCCAGGGATCAGACCAATATATCCTGGTTATATGCATTTACCAATAATTCCAACAATGAATCCATACGGACCTTTGATTGTTCCAAGAACAATTTATCCTCCACCAAGATCAAGAAATGATAGAGAAATTAATTTTATTGGTATTATATTTAATACCCCAAGAGGTATATTAATCGTTAAAAATACATTTGGTAAATGGACTGTTCCATATGATGATAAATATGACAATGAATCATTTAAACAGGCGGTATTTAGAATATTTAAAAAATACACTAAAACAGAAATGTATGAAAGCGAATTTGATAAAGATAGTTTTTATAATAGATTGAGAAGAACTGGTGACCTTGCTAGATTTTATGTAGTTTATTCAAACAGAAATATAGACGAAATAACAGATCAAATAAAATATATAGAATTTAATAATAATTTGACACGTAATGATTATCAGGATTATATGATTTCTTTATTTAGAGATTTAATTTTGAAAAATAATATCTAATTATTCATATAATGAATAATTTGCATTTAATTATTATATTAATTTTAATTATTTATATTATATTTTTTTTTAAAAATAAAATAAATAATAATATTTTTAAACTCTTTTTATTATTACTAATAATAATATTTAATAATCCTACACTATCAATATTTGTTTCTATTGCATATATTATTAATATTGTTAACATAAAAGAAAATTTTTGCGGTTGTTTATGTGGATCCGTTATGACACCTCAAGAGACAGAACCAAAGATAGAAACGTCATCTTATAATTATAATATATTATAAATTATTAGGGATATCTATATTTATAATTCTTGGATAAAATGGTGGAATAGGTGTTGGTGCATACAATATACTAGAATTATGTTGGTCAGGAATTAATGGTTGAACATTAATTGGACCATAAAAGTTAGGATAAATATTGTAATTTGGACTAATTGGATACATATTAATACCTACCTTATCAACATTATTTTTCCTATAATAATTTAAATCAGCATTAACATGAGTCATTTTATCAGTAATGATCATTTGGTTTATATTAAAATTACGATTAATTTTAATATATTCTTTAATAGCTTCTTTAAATGAGTCTGCATCCATTATTGATGGGTATGGATAAACTATAGAAAATTTCATTATATAATAATTCTAGAAAAAAATATAATTTTTTAAATTAAAAATTGATTTATAAACTATTAAAGAATGATTAATTTATAAGATAACATATTCATATGGGAATCAAAAATTTACTTAAATTTTTATCAGAGAAACCTAATATTGTTAAAAAAATTAATCTTAATGATTATTATGGTAAAAAAATAGCAATAGATATTTCAATATTAATTTATCAAGTTGTAATTTCAATAAGGAATTCAGGTGCTGATATTACTAATAAAAATGGTGATGTAACATCTCATATTTTAGGATTATTTAATAAAACTATTAATTTTTTAGAGAAAGGTATTATACCTGTTTTTGTTTTTGATGGTAAACCTCCTGAATTGAAGAGAAAAGTAATTAATACAAGAAAAGAAATTAAAAGGAAAGCTATAGAAAAATTACAAGATGCAAAAACAAAAGAAGATAAAATTAAATTCTTAAAAAGAAGTGTTACAATCACACGGAATCAAATGAATCAATGTCGTGAACTATTAAAAATAATGGGAATTCCTTATGTTGATGCACCAGAAGAAGCTGACTCTGAATTATCATATTTATGTAGAGAAAATATGGTTTATGCTGTATTAACTGAAGATATGGATATTTTAACTTTTGGATCACCTAGAATAATAAGAAATTTATCTTGTAATAAAAAATCATATGTTGAAATAGACTTATCAAACACGTTATCTAATTTAAATTTGGATTATGAACAATTCATTGAATTATGTATTTTGTTTGGATGTGATTATTGTTCACATATTAATGATGTTAAAACTAATATTATTTATGAAACATATATTAAATATAAAACGATAGAAGGAACTATAGAAAAATTAAAATCTGAAGGTTATAATATTCCAAATGAATTTGAATATAAAGATGCTAAAAGATATTTTATAAATTATAATAGTTCACCAGTATCAGAAAATGATTTAAAATTAATAAAACCGGATACTGATGAGTTATTGAATTTATTAGTGAATAAATATGGTTTTATAAAATTTAAGTTAATAAATAAAATTAATAGATTAGTATTTCATTATAATAATTTTAAAGATTTTTAATAAATGCTAGACATTATAATAATTTTTTTATTGAAAAAAATTGTTTGTAGGTTTTTTAATAAAAAATTGCTTGTAGGTTTTTTAATAAAAAATTGCTTGTAGGTTTTTTAATAAAAAATTGCTTGTAGGTTTTTTAAT